CCTCGGTTACGAGGAAGCCGACGAGGAGGACCTCGAGGATGATGATGAGCAGCATGTCGAGACCGACAACAACAAGTACGTCGATAAGGCCACTGAGCCCAAGCGCGGTAAGGATGGTCTGAAGGGACGTAAGGCTCAAGATCCTTACAACGACCAGTCAGGTCGTGGCGAACTCGGCAAAGCCGGAGTCGAAGGCGAAACTGACCGTGGCATGAAGGGAACTGCCCCTGAGATCAAGGGATTCCCCAACGGTAAGGGTCAGGATTCTGCCAAGGGTGGCGACGGCGGCGAGATGTCCAAGAACTACGAGGACTCCTACAAGGGTCAATCCTCTGGTCAGGATGAGGACCGCAAGATGACCGGCAAGCATGCTGAGATTCAGGGCTATCCCGGTAAGTACATGACTCTCGGGTCACCCAAGGGTGGCGGCAAGCAGATCAAGGGCGGTAAAGTCCGCGTGATGGAGATCAACCACTCCGAGAGCGATCCTATCGCCCAGATGATGGCACGTCTCGAGGAGCTGGAAGCCGCTAACGCTCGTCTTCGTGAGCAGGCCGAGTACGCTGAGCGTCAAGCAAATCGTATGCGTCTCGAGCAATTTGCTGAGGGACTGTACGAGTCAGGCAAACTTACCGATGCGATCGTCGCTCAAGACGATCTGGTTGAGTATCTCGAGGGACTCGAGTATGGCACTCTGGAGTTTGCTGAGGGTGAAACCGCAGCTACTCCGCTGATGAAGATCCTGGAGGGTCTGCCTTCTCAAGTATGCTACTCCGAAGTAGCTGGTGGCGAGCCTGTCGTTCGTGAAGAGGACCTTAATCCTCACGAGCGTGCAGTGAAACTCTCCAAAGAGGAGAACATCGACTACACCGAAGCCCTGAAGCAAGTTCTCTTCTCCGCCTGATCCTGTGGAACTTCTGACCTTCATCGGTCAGGCGGCTAGGCGCAAAAGCGATTATATCGAACGCGCCGAGAATCTGGCCGATTCAGCCAAGACCCTCGAAAAACTCGAGGAAGAGATGAGCGGGAGAGCCCAAGCACTCTCCCGTAAACTCGCAAACACCAAGATCACCCTCGCTGAATTTAAGCGTGCAGCGGCGGAGGACACTTTAATCTCGTCCCTCGCCGCAACTCACCTCGGACGTGGCAAACGAACGGAATTATCCGACGCAGCTTACGCCGAGGCAATGGGTCAGATGCAGTATCTTTGGAGGTTCTTCGAAGATATTGAGAAAGCTTTGTCCGAGGGTAAAATTGAGTACGGTAAGGTAGATTTCGCCACAGCGGACGAGATCGAAGACGATATCCTTGGGATCATTCCAGAGGACAGTCTCGATGCCAAACCGGGCAAGTCAATTCCAGCGAGTTGGTCCGGGGTTCAAACAAGATTAGACCGGTATCTTGTCACCCCGGCTTACCGTTGGTTCAACGCGGGAGAGATGGCCCGCCGTCAAGAATTAGGCGCAAGCGAGATGCGACGCATCGCCAGACGAGATAAGCGAGTCTGTCGTGATTGCCTCGACTATGACGCCGCGGGATGGCAACCAATTGGTGGCCTCCCCGTACCAGGAACCCGTTGCAGGTGCCTAGATCGCTGTAGGTGCCGCTTAGAATATCGGTAACGGGTAAATCAGTTACAAGAACGCTTCAATCTCGAAGCGATTGAATTCCATTAGCTCTATACAAAATGGCAGCTCCTGTATACGGCAAGCAGTACATCCGCTTCGCCGAAACCTTCCGTGTCGCTGAAGGCACCGTCGTAAACCAGTTCCGCGTCGTTGAACTGACTGGCGCCCCTGGAGATCATCCTCCCCTGCTCGTTGAGCAGTCCAATGGTGGTGCCGCCATCGGCGTGGCTCAGTACACCGTGAACGATAACGTGCCTCCTACCGGTTTCGCTACCGATGAAGTGCGTCTTCTGACCGTGGCTACTTCCGGCCTCCTGCTGGTTGACGCCGACGGCACTCTGGGCACCAATGACATCGGTACCGCTCTGGAAGTGATTGCCGGTGGTATCGCTTCTGACGCCGGCACTGTCGGCTCCACCGCTGTGACCGTGAACGGCACCACTCCGATCATTCGTGACGTGCTGAACATTGGCGGTGAGCAATATGCTCTCGTGAGCTTCAGCTGATCTAATCTTATACGTAAACTTCGATCTTGGCTTCGGTCACTTCCGTGTAAGTCCAAGATCGTCTCTAACCTTCTGCAGAAGGAGACTTAAAGTCCATGATGAATCTAAGGGACACCTACGGTGGTGTCGATCCTATTCTGACTACACTGGCTCAGGGCTTCATGCTGCCCGAGACCAGCATTGCTAACTTCATCGCTCCCGTGGTGGACACCCCCACTCGGGCTGGTAAGATCCTGCGCTTCGGCAAGGAAGCTTTTGCTATCCAAGACTATCGTCGCGCATACGGATCCAACATTCCTGCTGTTCAGAGCCGCTTCGATACCGACGCTTACGCTCTGCAACAAGAAGTGATCGCTTGGGAACTTCCCGAAGAAGTGATCGAGAACGCTGGTGAAGGTCCTGCTCAGGTTGATCTGCGTGCTATTGAGACACGCAACGCCATGAGCCGCCTGATGAACAGCTATGAGGTGAACGTTGCTGACGCTGTGAGCACCGTCGCCAACTACGAAGCTGTGAGCGCCACGAGCCTGGGTCTTGGCTACGCTGACTGGACCGCTTATGCTGCCGATGCTACTGCTCTCGGTATCGCTGACGGTGGCAACCCTTGGGGCACCCCTACCAACAACCCGATCGTTGACGTTCTGAACTGGAAGCGTGCCGTTTCCAACCAGATCGGTATTCGTCCCAATAGCGCTGTTATCGGTACTGCCGTATTCGATAGCCTGCTGACCAACCCTGCAATCCTGGAGCGTATCCAGTTCACCACCGCCGACTCGATCGACGTGGATGTGCTGGCACGTTACTTCGGTCTTGAGCGCGGTATCCGCGTGGCTGAGGGTCGTAGACTGGCTGACAATGGCGAACTGCTGCCCGTGTTCCCTGAGAACGGTGTGCTGCTGTTCTACAGCCCGCTGTCTGCTTCTGACTCGGTGATGCCTGCCGGTGGCGCTAATGCTGCTACACCTGCCTTCGCTTACACCTACCAGCTGACCGGCACTCCTGCTGTACGTCCTGAGTACTACATCCGTGAGCGTCGTGTGGTCCGTGCTGAGATCACCGTTGAGCGCGTGATCAATATCACTGGTCTGGGTGCTACTGGTGCTTTCGGTTCTGGCTTCTACATCGACGACGTATTCGCCTGATCCTTCTTAAATCTTTTTCTTAAGGAGGACCTCCGATGCCTGTTATCACACCAATCCCAAAGTCAGCGTTTATCGTTACCATCTCTGGAATGGAAACGATTTGGACTCAGTTTTCTGGGATTTCGGATACGGCGGAAAGTGGTCAGTACGCTAATGGAACTGGGAACCGCATCTATAAAGTTGTTGGTCCCCGCTCTATTGACGATGTAACTGTCACAGCTCCGTACGATCCTGCATTGGCTCACACAATTGAGCAAATTTGGGCAAACTACAACTGCGAATTTATCACCATCACCGTTCAACCAACTGCTTGCGATGGCGACACAGCTAATAGCACTGCTTACGTGCTTAGCGGTTGCCAACTGCAGCAGCTGACTGTCGCTGAGATGGATCGCGAATCTGGCGACGTTGGAACCATTGAGTTGGTCTTCACAGTCAACACTTGGAACTACGCCTGATCAGTCGTAATTATCCTATTAAGCCTCGCTTCGGCGGGGCTTTTTTATTGAGGGTAAAATACACACAAGAAATCTAGCGCCGGAGTGCATGGCGAAGACATTATTTGGGCCTGGAGTCATTGTAACGTCCCAGTGGCTCAACGGTGCACGTGAGATTAGTTTTGATGGAGCCGATGCTGATTGGCATTATGCGCCCATCAACGGAAATGATATTCAACGCGGCGGCGATAACGGTCTAGACTCTGTTTACGTCACGCTTCAAACCGACCAGAGTTACGGATCCATTCCCGTCACTGGCCGCAAGAGCTTTATGGGCTTGGTGCAGTTTGGCGACCAAGTTAACACCAGTGGACTCAACGCTCCGCTGTCTTGGAATACGAATGCCAAGTTCAATCAAGGCGGATCACAACAGAGCTTCTTAGTCAAGTACGCTCAGCTTGACTCTCCCGATCTCATCACGAAGGAGATCCTCAATGAGCGAATCAATAACTTCCCAGTTGTAGACGAAGGGTTCTTCTAATGCCGCAGTACGCGCCGCTTCCTCCCATCGACCTCGATCCGAGGAACGAATCGGAGTTGGTAGCCGCCGCAGCGCAGAGAGTCTACGAAGCGTCCGGCGCCACAATCAATGATTTCTCGAGTGGTTCGCCGGTTCTCGCACTACTTGAGGGTCAAGCCTTTGCGCAAGCTGAATTGCTTGCTTTTGCTAACTCATTCCCCGAGTCCGTTCTTGTTGAATGGATCGGGCCATTTCTTGGTGCTCAGCGGCGTACAGGCGCTGGTGCTGTGGTTGAAGTCGAGTTTTCAATCACTCCCACGATCCAAGAGTTTGTCATTTTCCCGGGATTTCAGGTCTCAACTAATCCCAATCTGACTGGTGGTCAGTCAATATCTTTTGTAACAACGGATCTCCTTCGCATCTCACCCGGCGAAGAATCGGGTCGTGTTAGAGCCGTAGCGTTGCTCCGCGGATCAGCAACGAATGTTCCTGCTGGGTCCATCGTAAATACGGTTACGTCCCTTGCGGGAGTCACGGGAGTAATCAACCCTGAAGCCGCGGCTGGTGGCCAAGATCCAGAGCTACTGCAAGAAGTTAAAGAACGCTTCTTCTCACTTATTCGCCGTCGCAATCCGGTTTCCGCTGAGGACTGGGAAGATTTCTTCTCCGATGCTCTTGGTCCTGGAACGGGCGTCAATGTGTTACCTCGTCGGTCTGAGAAAGACGTATATCGCTACGACACTAACTTTGTTGAGAGTGCTCCCGCAGTAGCATTCTTCATCATCAACCCAGATGGGAGTCCGCTGACAACGGCACAAAGATCATCGCTTCAAAATTTGATTCGCTGGGCCCTTCCGACTGAATTTCAGGGAACGGTTTATTCGATGGAAGTTGACGATGTTGACATTTCCGTTGATCTGCTCTACGACCCGAATAAGCCATACGCCCAAGATCTCCGAACATTCACGGAGACCGTAAGGAATAATCTCTTCGGCATTCTAACACCGAATGCGGTTTTTCCTGTTAGCTACGATCCGAATGTCTCAGATATTGAAGGAGCTCTGGCTACATCGTTCCCACTCACCCTTGGGACCACAAATCAGTTTATTGATCCAGACATCGCTCAACTAAACGCGTATTATACTCCGCGTGGACTCGGATCACCTTCATTCACCGTGGTGACACCGCAGGCGTTTGAGACTGGGGCCACATTCCAGCCCGGCGACGTTTTAGTGAATGCCACAGGATCACTTCCCACTTATTATCCGGTACTTCAAGCATTCACCCCGGTTAATGCAAATAAGTCATATTACGCCAACATCAATAATCTGTCATTTACGCTAATTCGTGAGTTAGCTCCTGGCGAATACGAGACCGGTGATGTAATCAGCGTCGTAAATGAGATAGGAGCTTCCCTCCACGTTGCCCTGGCAAGTTTCACGTATACGGGAAACCGGACACTGTCCAATCTAATCGATGCTGGACTTATCTCCGCGGCGAAAGCTTTCACCGAGTGGTCCGTTGGAGCAAATATCGAAGCACGTACTCAACAAGGATTGTATGATCCGGACATCATCGCGTTCCAGAGCGGTGATCTTAACACGGAGGTCTTTGAACCTCGGACGCCTGAGAATGTTGATCTCAATCGCCGTGCGGGCTATCCGATTTGGGTGGCTAAGCAGAACTTCGTTGTTGAAGCTAGCACAGTAGACCTCGGCACTGCACAGCAATCGGGATTCGTTTCCACTCAGCGTATTGAGTTCGAACTTCTTCTTAGCGAGGAGTCATACACAGCGGGACAATTCGTCGCATCGCCCACTCCCGAGCAGTTCCTCACTGGAACTATCTCTGAGGATTCATGCTACATCGATCGTCTTCAAGGCGTCGTACGGATCTACGCGAGAGTTCTCACAGCTTTCACCTTCCCTGCCTTAGGCGATAGGTCATACAAACAAGTCATCGACGATCTTGTTGCGGCTGGAATCCTGCAAATTATTCAGGTTGTTGACTATATCGACTGTGCGGGACGTCCGCTCTTCATCGACAAATCTTTCCGTTATCAGGCTCGATTCCAACTCGGTGAGTATGTGCGCTATCGTCCCGAAGGCGGATTTGATGCGGCACAGCTGGAAGACTGTTTCCTGCAAGCGGAAACCTGTGCTGAGGTCTCGTCCGGATGCAAGCGGCTGCTTGAGGCTAATTTGCCGTTGCCTCGGTACTTCCAAGCCCTTATCGATTTCACACCCGCAACACAAGACCCCGGTCAAATGATCGAAGATGGTCTGCTGATCGAGGTGGCTCCGGAGATCTTCCGCTACAACTACGTAGTCCCTTCAACAAGCATTCCGCTTAATTTCAGCCCTTCGCAGCTGACCCAAATTCTGCTTGAGCAGGGCGCAATCACAAATCAGTCTGATCTAGTCGCTGGGCAGACTTTAATTATACTTGGGCCGCTGAATGAGAACCTCGGAACGTATTTCTGGTCTCGTTTAGGATGGCTCACTGAGACCGGTGGCATTCCCACTTACAGGGATCTCTTCAGGTTTGCTCCGAAGGATGCCGCAACATTCAGGAACGGTTCGTTACTTCGTCAATACGAGGCAACCGAGCATGTGACGCCTATTCTCGATCTCGAAGTGTACTTTGACGCCGGCGTGTTCGTTCGCTCGGAAAGACCTGAGACTGTTAAGTATTATGACTCCTCGTATCGGTACGAGGATGTTATCGCTGACATCACGGGATCTTCGCAAAAGTTCTACCGTGTGGAGAGGTCTTTCACGCCTCCCGATGTAATTCAAACGTGGGCAGGGGAGCAACCCAACACACCTCGCATCGAAGAAGTATACGGAAATCTTCTCAAGTTCGTTATTCGAGCTCAGTGTGATGAGAGAGTTTTCTCACGACTCGGCGCGCAAGTCTCCGCAAACAAGCTTGGTGTGGCGACTGTGAAGATTACATCGAAGTCTAACACAGAAGCATCATACACTTACGTCTGGGAGAGTACTCGCTACATCTCGGATCCCGCGCAACTGTCATATTCTCCGACTAGCACATTCGGATACGGTCCGATCAACTACGGCATTGGTACTCTGTCGCTATGAGCGAAGTATTGCCTCAGTCAGAA